TTCAGCTCTGGATTTCACTTTTTTCTTGTAATCCTCAAATTTGATTGAGATATTCAATGCACGATGCACGGTAGTCGCTCCATATCCGATATTGTCCGCAGCTATTCCAGTAGTAGCAGATACCAGAACGCTTTTACCAGCTTTTTCCGCCTCATCAATGAATGTCTGAATAACCGTTGTCTTGCCTGTTCCTGCATCTCCTGTAAGGAAAACATTACTGCCAGACAACATTGTGTCCAATGCGTACCGCTGTTTTTTATTAAGCTTCTCTTTTTCCATTTTTGTAACCACTCCTTATGCCTTAGTAACCAATTGTAACAATCTGAATTTTCATGCAATTTAATTTTATTTTTTAATTTGTGTAATCATTTTATTTTTGTAACCAATGTGTAACCAACTTTTCAACCACCTTGGTTACACCGCAAACCCTTATTTTATGCGGGTTTCAGAGTTGTGTAACCGTGTAACCAATGTAACCAATGTTTTCCTATAGGAGATTGCAATGTGTATATGATTTTTTTATATATTTTTTTATTCCCTATACACATGCTTTTCCGCGGGTTACATGGTTACATGGTTACAAATCACGAAAACGGAACACTTGTTCCAGTATTAGCAGGTATAAAATCAGCTTCAACATGCTCATTTTCCTGTTCGTCTTCAAGATCTTTTATATCAATAATCTTTACAGCAACAAGTCTCATTACGCTTCCCCCATCTCTTTTTATTACCGTATCCCTTTTTCCTGTATGCTTAATTAATTCTCGATTAATCGCCCATGCTGAAAAGGCCTTTCTGGAGAATCCGTTGTTCTTTAGGAGATTTTCAAGAGGTTTCGGATAAAAGTATACATATACGTCTCCATACTCATCTGGAGTTTCCTTGAATCCCCATTGATCACAGCTGAATTGTGCATCAAAGTGTTGCCCGTACACGGAAAGACTTTCAAGAATGAATTCATAGCATCTCTGACCTTCTGATACATCTTTTTTGCGTGTAGGAATATCTACGACGTCCTCGACTGTCAGCTCACGTCCATCCTTAAATATGAAATCTGTAGCTAATTTATCCGCTAGTAGAAGAGTAGATATAGCCATTACCTGCTTTGCCGGGAAATTATATCCATCAAAGCCCTTTTCAATCTCAGACTTCATTTCTTTTAACTCATCCGGTGTAAATTTTTTAAGATTTCCAACAAATACTCTTCCAGCAAAACCATAATTTTTCATTACAGTGCTGTTAATCTCTGCCGGATTCTCGTAAATATCCTCGCAACACTCAATTTCAACAATTCTGTTGATTGCTCCACCGGAATCTGCAAATTCCGAAATAGGGTTCTCACCGTTACAAATGGTTACATTACACCATGTATTCTCCTTAGCTGCTCCGAGGTCCTTATTTGATCTTCCTTTCCCTTTACCGGAACAGAGATTGTAAATCAATGTTTCGTAGTTGTCCCGAATATATTGAGAAGCGTTCTTAGAGTCATCGAGGATCATCGGAAGGTTATTGAGCATATCTGCCCTTGTCTCCAATGATGTATCTGTTGAACGAAAATTCCCAACGTAGGCTCCCGGTGCCGGATTCCCCCAAACCGATGCCGCTATATTGATTGTTACCGTCTTGCCGCCGCCTGTCTGTCCATAGAAGTCTACGATGAACGGCAATGCATCAAGCGGTTGTACAAGCACACTTGCAAAAGATGCTGCCAGTGCTATTCGTGGTTCTAATCGTCCGCACGATCGTAACTGTTTAGCCAGAGTCACCCACTTGAAGTAGTCTCCACTTTCCTGTATACTCTGAAATAGTGTTTTAAAGCGGTATTCGCCGTCAAAGACGATTGAAAGGTCGTAAGGTACAAATACATTGCCATGCCACCCTAACTTGCTCGTAGAGTGCTGTATGTCGATCATATCGGCATTATACATTTCAACGTCCGCCAGATACTTCACAAGAAGCCTTGCATTCTCCGAGTTGACCTGCACACCGAACCTTGCAAGATTAGTTATCGCCCTGGAAGTCACAATGTCGATTTTTGGAACAGTTATTTCTGTCCAGTATCCATCTCTTTTAAAAGCCACTGTGATCTGTTCTTCGCCTGTCTCAATATTTTTCAATCGACGTATCGGCATGATTGGATGGTGGCATACAAGTTCTCTCGCCTTGGATGTTTCAGAAGAAAATATTCCGTTTTCTGTAGCTATCCAGCTGCCACAAGCCATGTTTGGATATTCTTTTCCAATATCATCCTCATAAAAGTTTGTGATATTTTCAACTAACTGCATAGAACGATTTGCTTTTTCTTCTTTTTCCTTGTCCTGTTCTGCTTTCTGGAATTCTTTTATGAATTCCTCGGCTATGCTTTTTGCTCTTACACTCTTCGCCCTGTCCATTAACTTAAATTTAGCTTCCGAACGGTCGATTTTACTTTTTATTGAAAAAAGTTCTTCATACAGTTGCTTCTGCATAAAATCGTTTGCTTGCAAATTTTCAATATTTTCAAGAATGCTTCTCACCTCCTGCCTTAGCTGACAATATTTCATATCTGCTTCTTTCTTTTTCAAGGTTGAACTGGCACATATACCACTCTTCTGAACCAGGAGGGAAGGTTTTTAGCGCTGTTTCGTACATAAGTATGTTCTTTTCTACCTGCTCAAGCTCATTAGGATCCTGAGTGGGATTACATTTTTTTGATTTGATATCTCGCACTTCATGTCTAATCTGGTTGCGGCTTTTACCTTTTTTTGATACATAAGTACCGCCTAGCTCAATGAATGCAGTGCTAAAAGGAACAGATTCATATTGCATCACGAAATCAAACACATCACCGCCGATTCCACAACCGAAACAATAAAAGGAATCATCGTAAATCTTGCATGACGCTGACTTTTCCTTGTGAAAAGGGCAACATATAAATCCTGCTCTGTTCGGTTTTAGTCCATACCTGGAAAGTATCTCCGACATTTTCACCGACTGTTTGATTTCTTCTTTTGTCATGATAGCAGCTCCACGATTCGTCGCCCAGTTTCTTCTTTTGTACAGAATTCAAATCGGACGCCGTATTTATCTCTGATCGTGCAAAGAGATTTATATAGCTGGCAGCCGTCAACAGCCTTGTCAGATATCACAGTCTTTACTCTCTTGCCGTTTACAGTTCTCCAGATAACTTTATGTTTTCGGGGATTCTCCCAAAAATACACATCACCAACAGATTTAATATCTGGACCATGCTCGCATAGGATGATTAACTGTATACCTGCTTCACGCGCTCTAATCAGCTCCGCTTTGAATCTTTCATGCTGCTGGCATACATTTCCGCATAACTCCTGCAAATCCTTTTTGCGGTCAATACAGAGCTTTGCATTGTCCAAAGATTGATAGTCTCCGCAGTATAACTTTGATCGGAAATATTGTACTTCAAGGCTGTCAAACTGATTCTGAATCCGTTCCCATTCGTTTTTATGTTCACGTGTATCACATTGTATGACCAATCAGATCACATCCTTCTTGTATTTGTATTTTCCAAAGAATTCACTATACTGTTTTATAATCTCCCAACGATTTTCGTAACGATTCCACTTACTATTCTCTCCTACTCCTATTTGCGTTTTTCCGATGGTTGAACAGGAAGGAATTATTAATACCTTCCGATATGTTTCATCATCATTCAAACAATATAAAAGGAAGATGTCGCAAGTCGGATTTTTCTTTTCGAGGTTGAATGTAAATGCCTTTGAATTACAATTGTTTGTAAATTCCTTAGATACTTTTACGTCTATTTTTACACTGTTATCAGTAAGCAAATCATAAGGATGCCTTGAGCTTGTTTGAACACTATTCAATCCGACATTCTCGTAAATATCTGAAATTGCTTTTATTTCATATTTGTTTCCAAAAGTTGTATCAGAATATTTAAGAGGCAGTCCAAGTTTTTCAGCCCAATATACAGTCCCTTTATGCTTTGCAATCTTGCAAGCAAGGCTTTTGTTTCCAAAAACTTCTATCATTTCGGAATGAGTTGGAAAATGATCTAAATTCAATTTCTCAACAACTATCATGATATTTTCTTTGATAAGATCGTCGTTCCATGGTATTCCATGTGTATATCCCATTAACTCACCTCTATATTAATTGAACGGAAGGACATCATCTGCTACGCTATCTGGAATATTCATAAAGTCAGTACCTGCCGGATTCGCTCCCATGATAGCTTCTTCCTTCAGATGATCGTCATAGGCTTTTGTGGTGCGCTCTTCTGGGATGTCCGCATCCTTAATTCCTTCAATACTGCGGAACCATGCTAACTTGTGACGTTTTACCTCTTTGTTTTCGTACCAGTCTTTCTCCAGACGGAAGATGCCGCCGATCAGCTTACCTTTGAACTGCTGCCCGAAGTTATCGCCCCACTTAACAGCAAATCCCGGATTTGACTTTTCTACGCATGTAATGAATGTTTTGAGATTACGAACACCATAATCTACACTCTCATCAATAACCATATAGTTAGTACCGGCATTTGGATATTTCTTGTCTGGACGGATATCATTCTCGAACTGTTTCATAAAATATCCAGCCTGTTCGTCACCGTCGGCAAAATCAAACAGAATAACGAGCATATTTTTAGTTTTTCCCTCATTGTCTGGTTTCGACTGACGCTCGGACACCTGCTTAATTACCATCTTGTGACCGCCGAGTTTAATTGGTTCAAATTCTCCTGCTGCCTGTGTTGTGTCATAGCTATTTGGTTTCTGCATTATTGTTTTCTCCTTTTCCTAATTCGTAATAGTCTCTAATGATCTTGTCTACTTCTGCGAGATCATTATCAATAGTTAAACTGTCAAACATTCCGATCGGAGACTTACTTACTGCTCCCTGGCTGGACTGAGTGACAAATAAGTGTTTTCCGCTTTCTTCAATACAGCGAAGAACGATGGTAAAAAGACCTTCCAAACAAATCTTTTCGTCAAGTAGTTTTCCGATGGTTTTCGGCTTCACATCTCCAGAATCATCCTTTTCTTCATGCATCATCATATATACAATTTTGTCCTGCGGTACTTTCGTAACTATAAACTGGATAAGATTCCAGAAATAATCACCAATGTCATTGTAAAGTGAAAATACTGCATTGCCTTTTCCGGCAGAAGCGTGTCCTCTCATAAAGTGGTTGGTGATAAGATATCCAGCATCATCAATCACAATAGAATCCGCTTTTGATGCAATCAGGCATTTCATTACCTGCTGGTAATCATCTGTAAACCATCCGTCAATCTTTCCTTTGAACGGAAGCGGCTTATTTAATACTCTGATAAGGTTCCAATCGGAATTCTGACAGTTTCTAAGACTAGTACTTTTGCCGGATCCAGATTTTCCAATAATCAATACTGGTGTTGCCATTGCTATTCCTCCTTGTCATACACTACATACTTGCTGCCCTCAACGATCAGCAAACTTGCGATATCTTTCATAGATAAAGTTGATTCGTTATAAATCTCAACCAGTGCGTTGTATGCGTCTGTTGATACTTTCACGACCGGATTATCCTTATCAGTTGCAGGCTGTTTCTTTCTCGCCGGAATACGGATTTCAAAATCACTCATTGATACTTTCCTCCTTATATGATTTTTGAGCCGTTAAAAGCCCATTTAAGGCTTGTACGTAGCTTGCCAATGTCCTTGCCTTGTATGATTCCTCTATCGGATTATCTGGCACAATAGCAAGCTGGGTGTCAATCAATCTAACAATCTCATTAATGCGTTCTTCCATGTTTACACCGCCTCAAAAAAGCAATACACATTGTCGGATCCATCCCCTCTCACCGGATTTTTTTCACCATTCGAAAATGCTCCGCCGGCACAGTGATATTCGAGGTGGTTCAGATACATGTCCGGGTTCTCCCAATCAAGAATGTACGCTTCCCGCCTGTCCAGCTCACCCAGAAGCTCGTTCACCGTTGTTATCAGTTCCATTGTCGGCAGGAGCTTCAACTCCATCTGATTCAACATTTAGCGGACACCTCCCATCTATTAAGAGTCTAAGAAGATGTGCTTTTGCAAGTTTGCACTGCTCAGCTGATTCCTTCTTAAGCAGTTTACTATCAAAGTAGATTGTGTAATTTCCATCCTTTTTCCTGTTCGGATCCCACTTTGAATTCATAATGTCGATATCGCAAAGATGCACGTGCGAAGTGATGTAAAACGAAACAAAATAATCTGTTTCGTTTGAAACTCTCCATGCTAATTCAAAAAGCTCTTTGATTTCTTTTTCAAACATTTTCGTTCTCCTTTCTTAAAGCAGTGCTAAATACGTAAACAGCGCAAATACAATGCCTGCCAGGACCTGCTGCAAGCTCTTCTCCCACATCCACACCGGAAGAAAAGTAAACAGGATCCCGATAATCACACTGACTACAATATCCTTTCTGTTCTGTCTAGGTGATTTCATTCTTTCCCCTCCAAAAAGAAAAAAAGATTACAGACTGTAAGCAATATACCAAAAGATATTAGTAATGATTAACAGCGCGGCAGTCAAAAGCCATGCACTGAACCACTTCTTAGTCTCTCTCTTTGCTTTTTTCACGATTTCGGTAGCTAGCATTGTTTCCAAATCGTTCCATGTAATCTTTTCGTTGTTTGTTGCATTTTTTTTATTTTCCATATTATTTTCCTCTCGCTTATCGCTTATATTGACTTTTAGCGGATAGAGGATTATAATTTACCTGTATCCACTAAGGTTGGTTTAGTGGCTTACTGCTCCGGGGTGGAGGTGTCGGCTCCCTCCGGGGCGCTTATGCCAAATTTGCTTTTCTTCTGTAGTAGTCCAAGATAATTCTCGAACATTCATCGACAATCCTTTGATTGTCTTCATGTGTATTGTCCTTGCAGTAATCATCATGTATTCTGATTACCCCGCCAGATTCATTTTTTATTGTTTTAATTACTGCCATAAGAATCTCTCCTTTCTACGATAGATTATGATGTTTCTGTTATTTTGCTTCTTCTGCGAAATGTTTCTCCATGAGATCAGCAATCATCAGATATTCTTCTGCGATTTTTCCATCTCTGGTATTTTTCACCTGTTCACGGAACTCTGGAATTGTTCCATAGAAGCAGCCGCAAGACACTTTAACTTGTTTGTCCTTACATCTGAAGAATGTAGTTGTGCGGAATTGAGTACCGAATCCATGAATAGTTGTGTAATCTGCATTGCCGAACACCTCTGCATTGCCGAACACCCTTGCATTGCCGGACACCCTTGCATTGCCGAACACCTCTGCATCGCCGGACACCCTTGCATTGCCGAACACCTCTGCATTGCCGAACACCCATGCATCGCCGGACTGGTTTACATTTTCTTCTTTTTCTACCCATCCGCCAGTTTCTCCAGTTTTTACAACTCCAAATGAAACGAGCGCCTTGATTCGGAAAAGTTTCTTTCCGAAAATGTTAATTTTGGTTTCTGATGTTAATTCAAATTTCTTCATTTTCTTCCTCCTCTTTAATTACTGTGAAGTTGCAGTTTCTTTCTTATCTGATTCTTGCTCCAGATTATTCTAAGAAAAAACTTTCCGTCTTCTTCTCGAATAATGTCTTGCCATTCAGATTAGCTCGAAGCTCATATTTATGATCTTGATATTGACTCTCTTGAAGAATCTGGGCTAAAATGTCGTTTGGAGTAACCAATTGACATGTAAAAGTAGCTTGCGGACATTGAAGTTGTGACTCAATATCTGATATTCTCTTTTCAAGAGAACGGATCTTTTTCCTGGTTGATTTTTTCACGCCTTTCTCCTTTCTGCTGATAAAATTTCGTGTTATACTCTCCTTTGGAAAGGAGGAATTTGCTATGCCCGATAATTTTGGTTTAAGTTACAGTGAACTTTCAGAAATCCGTACTATCAATCCAGAACTGGCAGCACACAATATTGCTTTAGCTTATATCCAAGTAACTGCACAAGTTAATAAATTAAACAGCGAAGATGAAGTTAATTCTTCTGATGTACTGTCACTGTCCAACCAGTATGTGCAAGCCTATAACTATGCTTATAATTTTTTCGTTCATGAAAATAAGATTATAAACGAGGCTGAATAGTATTTATTAAGGTGTCTTGACTCCGCTTATACATTTCTTCCATAACAGAGTCCAGATGCTTACGGGCAACTTTGCTTTCTGCGATTGTCAATTCTCCCATTGCCATTACGCAATTTTCTACTGCCTTGAGAATCTTTTCTTTATCATATCCAAGCATCTCAAAAGCATAGTCCGTAAGTCCGGCGATTGATTTTCCTTCCATCTTCATACACTCCTTTCTACTTAACTTCTGGCAGCCTTGGCTCAAGAAACTTATGAACTTTCTTTCTGTGCCTTACCAGAATCATCTGGCTTATTCTCAGAAAAACTTTCCGTCTTACCAAGAATGTATCCCTTGTCAAATTCTGACATATTAGGAATCGCGTCTTTCAGCTTTTTAACGATTCTTTTTTCTTTTTCAGACATGCGCTCACTCCTTTCTTGTGATATACTCTCCTGTGAAGGAGGTGTTCATTTGATAACAAGATATCAATATAAAATATTGAAAAAAGCTTTAAGAAATTGTGGATTTACTCCTGGTAATCAGCGTGAAGTAGATGCCTGCAAATACCTTTTCAACAAAAAATGCTTTATGCGCTCAAGATTGCGAGAGTACGAATATGAAATCACGCAAGCAGGAGAAGTTGCCATGAAAGCATATTTTCAAGATATATCCAGATTTTGGATAACAACTGTTCTGTCCATCATTGCGCTGATTACAGGTCTTTTCTCAATCTCTATACAATCAGAGCCACTATTGAAATTGTTAGAGCAATTATTGAAATAACTGTCAAAACGTGTGTGCAGATGGATAATGATTTCACATATCGTGAATATATTCCGAACTGCTCTTTCAGATATTCGTTATCCGTCTGCTCACTTGGAATTTCTTCGGGCATCTTCAAGTCGCCTTTTTCCCCTGTCAGAACAGCTTTTTTAATCTTGCCTGTCTCATATTGCAAATCCAGAACAAATTTCCAAAGCTCTCCAAAGGACTCTTCGACTTTGTTTTTGTATCTGCTCAATTGTTTTCACTTCCCTTCTAGTTAAGAACTTTGAACTTTTTCTTTAAAAAAATAGTCCTGTATATCATCAGCAGAAAGTTCTAACAGATTGACTGCCTTGCAAATATCTGACTGCTTCCAAAACAGCTTTCCGTTGAGCTTCAACGACAATGTACGCTCCGACCATTCCATAGCATTCGCAAAGGAACTCTGACTATCATATTTCTCAACGATTCTTCCTTTGAGCTTACTATAATCAAATGCCATATCTGCACTCCTTTCTAGTTCAATGTTTTGAACTAATTATAATATAACACCGCCGTTACGCTATGTCAATACATTTTTTCAATATTTTTAACTTTTTTGTTTTAAGTCTTGAACTTTTGTTTCATATGTGATATATTATCATCAGAAAGCGAAAGGAGAATAATATAATGGAAAAAGTTAGTTCGTCAGAAAGATTTAAGACTTTGATGGACGAACGTAATCTGAGACAGGTTGATATTCTCAATCTTGTTCTTCCATATTGTAAGAAATACAATGTGAAAATGAATAAGTCAGATATTAGCCAGTACGTTTCTGGAAAGACAGAGCCTAGTCAAGAAAAACTGGTTGTCTTAGGAATGGCACTAAATGTTTCAGAGTCGTGGTTAATGGGATTTAACGTAGGACGTGCCAGAAAAGACACACCTAATCAGGCGAAAGAAGATTTTAATCTGATTTCAAAATTCTCATTATTAAGCGAACGCGATCAGAAAATTGTTTTAAGTCTAATTGATTCCATGCTTTCTAATTAAAAAAAGTGGGGCTTAATCGCCCCACCTCTCCAAAAATAGTTTTATGAATGTGTACAGGTACTCTAATGTACCTGTCTTTTTTATTCCATTTATCATCTCAATAATCTCTTTCTTATAATCCATAAATAGCCCTCCCTGTCACAACTATCACCTACACTACAGTATATGTCCGGCTTGTGGGAAATATAACCGAACATTCGTTCATTTTTTTGCTATTATATCACTAATGTTTGCCCTTGGAAACTGCCAGATATACACCGATATGTTTATGATTGCATAGAAATTATTCGTAACATCAAAGATATAGTCTTTTCTGTTTAGCGGCAGGGCGAATAAAAATGGCGGCATGCTCTGCTTTATTTCATGGGTGCTATTCTTATGTAGGGTAGAAGACCTGTACGCATTTTGGACAGAATACACTTCTGACTCTTCGCGGATATAATCGTCTATGCACATTGGTAAACAAACAATGTAATTAAGCAAAAGTACAGCTCCTATTATAATTAGTATATTTTTGATTATTTTCATTTCACAAATCACCTAAAAACGTCTATTTACAACTAAATTTAACGATGCTATAATAAAAATAACATATTTAAACACTTTTTTTTTGCAAATGGCGAAAACAACGCCCATAAGGGAATGATTTGAATGAAAATTGCGATTTGTGACGATGATAATTTACGAATTGAGATTTTCAAAAGTAGCATTGACCGATATCTAAAAGAGCATGGTGATGGTGGATATACATTAACCACCTACACCAGCGGAAAGCCTTTGATCGATGATGTTTCAGATAGTGAATGGTATGACATTATAATTCTTGATGTCTCCATTAACGGAGAAAATGGCATAGAGATTGCCAAAAGATTAAGAAAAATCGGATACTATGGAAATATCACTTTTTGGACCAAACACAAAGAATATGTATTTGATGCACTTGATGTGCTACCGGTGCATTACATCATTAAAGGCTCCGAGCATGGAAGAATGTATTCAGTTGTTGAGCAGACTCTTGAAAATATCCGTGAAAAAACGCTTACCATCAAGAACAAGGACTACTTTCACAGAGCTGAATTCCGGCATATTGAATACATCGAAAGCCAGAACAAATACATAATGATCCATTGCACGTGCGGAATATCACACAAGGAACGAGGAAAGCTCAATGATATCGAAAAGAGTCTTGACGGAAGATTTTTGCGCTGCCACCAGAGCTATATAGTTAATATGGACGAGGTAAGCGAAGTGAGTCATTTTTTTACGATGGTATCTGGCGCAATCGTCCCGATCAGGCAAAGAGAACTTGCAAAAATAAGAGAAAAATATGAAAACTACGTCATTGGAGGGAGATAAAGCATGAGCGAAGAAAAAACCAAGAAGTGCAAACATTGCAAGATGGACATTCCAAAAGATGCAAAAATATGTCCACATTGTAGAAAGAAACAAAAAAGTGGAATATTAAAATGGGTTGTATTAATACTTATCATAGGAGTGGTTATCGGTGCTGTCACAGGCGAAGACAAATCCGCTGATAGTACGACAAAACAAACAGAAGCAACTGCTCCAGACAGTCAGAAACAGGAATCTGAGTCAATCGAATATACATCTGTATCTGTAAATGATATGATGGATGCCCTTAATAATAACGCTATGGGAGCGTCTGACAAATATAAAGGTAAATACCTCGAGATTACCGGAAAGCTCACAAACATTGATGCAGCCGGAAAATATATTGATCTTATGGCTGATGGAGATTTTGAGATTATTGGAGTTCAGTGTTACATCAAAAACGACGACCAGAAAGCTAAAATAGCATCTATGTCAAAAGGTGACACTGTTACATTGAAAGGAAAATGTACGGATGTCGGAGAAGTACTTGGATATTCTCTTGATATTGATGAAATAGAATAAATACTAAAAAAGACCGGCTCTCGCTACCAACGAGGACCGGTTTTTAAAAAATAAGACTATTCCAGAGAAAAATCTTACCTGCACATTAAGTATATCATCTCCGGGATTGCCGTACAAGTGTAAAAAAAGGAGAATGATAAAATGAACGAATCAGTATGCATCTATTTGAGGAAATCCAGAGCCGATCGGGAAGCTGAGGCGCATGGGGAGGGTGAAACTCTTGCCAGACATGAACGGATCCTGTTAGATCTTGCAAAGAAAAAAGAGTACACCGTAGGCGCTATTTACCGGGAAGTGGTATCTGGAGAAACTATCGCCGACCGTCCTGTTATGCAGCAGCTTCTACATGAGGTAGAATCCGGTATGTGGGATGGAGTTCTGGTTGTGGAAGTTGAACGACTTGCCAGAGGTGATACTATTGACCAAGGCATTGTGTCAAGGGCTTTCCAGTATTCTGACACGAAAATTATTACCCCCACAAAAATATATGATCCAAACAATGAATTTGATGAAGAATATTTTGAGTTTGGTCTATTTATGAGCCGCAGAGAGTATAAAACCATCAAGCGCCGACTGAACGCCGGAAGAATCTCATCGGTAAAAGAGGGTAAGTATTGCGGCAACAAACCACCTTACGGATACGAAAGAGTAAAACTTGAAAAAGAAAAAGGCTATACTCTCCGACCTGTTCCGACTCAAGCTGAGATTGTAAAAATGATCTACACCTGGTATGCCGGTGATGGCTGCGAGCAAATCGGAGTTGCAAAGATAGTACGGAAATTAAATGAAATGGGAATGGAATCTGCATTGGGCGGTGATTGGACTCCTGCTAGTATACAGGGGATTCTGACAAATCCGGTATACATAGGAAAAATCCGGTGGAATGGCAGAAAAACAGTAAAGACTATACAGACTGGTCAAGTAATTAAGACACGCCCTCGATCAAAAGATACTCTTATTTGCGATGGATTACATCCGGCTATCATATCAGAGGATCTGTATAATTCCGTCCAGGAAATACGGGAAAAGAACCCACCTCGCCCAATCAGTATAAAAAACTCAATCCGCAACCCGCTTTCCGGAATTGTCTATTGCAGCAAATGTGGTCGCGCCATGGTTCGCCGCCCTTATCAAAAGCGCGGGCAGGAAGATACCCTCATGTGTCCATATACGTCTTGCCCCACAGTGAGCAGCAAGTTATCTCTGGTTGAAAAAGCTGTGCTTGATGGAATTAGGGAGATTGTGGAGAAATATAAGTTAAACAATGATATTAATACATCTTCACAGGCTATTGATTTAACAATAATTTCTAAACAAAATCTCATACATGAAAAAGAAAACGAGCTGGAAAGCTTAAACGCCCAAAAAGCAAAACAATATGACCTACTCGAACAGGGTATCTATACCACTGAGGTTTTCCTTGAACGTGCCAAAACAATATCCGCATCTATCCAGTCATGCTCCGATACTATAGAAAAATTAAAAGAAGAAATCAAACATGACGAGAACATTATAAAACAACAGTCGGATTTTATCCCGCGCTGTGAAGAGCTACTTGATAACTATTGGAGCCTTGACACAGAATCCAAGAATAAAATGCTTAAAAGTTTGATTGAAAAGGTTGCCTACTCAAAAGATACTAAAAACGCTTATGGGAAAGGCAACGAGATTGGTTTCCAGCTAGATATTTTCCCAAAAATCCAGAAGAATAATTAATGATATCTTCTATGAACTGACGAACTGGCTCATTGATGTTGTCGGTAATTAAAAAAAGAAATTCCCGGGGAAATTAACCCCGGGATATTTTTACTGCTTCTTAATATATTTTGCAGATACAAAGCCATAATACTTTCCTGCAATACGGATATAATACCACTTACTACCGTTTTTATCTTTCTGGGTAAAATTCATTACTTCCACTTCATTTCCCTGGTTGAGAGTTGGATATTTTTTAATGTTTGGGTACTCAGTTCCAGCCCATGTACGAACATTCAGAACAGTTGCAGTAACATTTCCTTTAAATAGAACCTGGCTCTTGTTTTGCTTGTCTGTGATAGTGGAAGATTCGGAATTTGCCTTTTCTGTCAGATATCCAGTCCAGATCCAGCCAATACCGATACCGGAAACTTTTACATGCGTCCACTTTCCACTTGTTTTTCCATCAATTTCAACAACGGTTCCTTTATTGATTGAACCCATAACATATCCATTCGGTGCCTCGCGGACATACAAATCATTTACTGTTGCTACTCTGGTTCCTGTCTTTTTCCATGTGGCTGTCTCTTCGTAAGACCCCCAGTCAATCCAAACATATCCATCAATGGAAGAATCACTGATTAAATAGGACTTATTTCGGACTGCACCGCCATTTGCTACTACTCCAGCTGCACTAGAAGTATTTCCTTCATTTGTATAGATTCTCGAGCTATCAAAACTCTGCACACTTCCAACATGGGAGCCATTTCGGAAGATTACAAGCGCACCTACCTTTGGAGTATTGTACCAAGTACCTTTTTTCTTAGACCAGTTAGTGATTGATACACAATTGTAAAAACCACCGCCCATAATTTTGAGCGCATTTGTGATTCCAAGAACTTTTGCCAGCTTCCAGAACTGATACTCTGCACACCACGGCTGCCCCTGGCATCCTGGCTGTCCCCAGCTATTTACATCTCTTGCGAATTTGGTGTAATTGTTGTATCCTGCATTCTTTTTAAAATCATCCAGATAGGCATTACTTTTCTTTTCAAGGTACCCGCCGTTGGATGCGTAATAATAACCAAGGCTTAAAAATTCCTGTAATTTGCTCATTATATCATTCCTTTCATGTTGATAAGTACATGATACAGCGAGCAATTGTGAATTTCAGCCCCACATTTTTATATAATATAGCTGTACCCTTTGTGGTGCTTGGAGCTGAGTTTTTTGTTTGGTAGTCGGGAACTCAGCTCCCTTTTTGTTGTTCCGATTTTGATATGCTGATTATAGCATATTCATTTTATGTTTGGTAGTGTTTTGTTATTTTTTTCTTGTTTCTCCAATAAACTCTATAGTGATATCCACAACATATATCGTTACTCAAATCTATATCGCCCATAACGCAACAAGCTTATATTTACGTTGTAAATATAGAGGACATGAATTTAGTAAATGGAAATCTGTTCAACTAATTTAATTTTATCCAAGAACCCCATTTATTCTCTTTATTCATACGTACATAAATATTTCCTGAATCTGGTACACATACAAACTGTACCCCATAGTTTCTCCAAGACGGAATATAAAAAACATTGGAAAAAGACGATTCGCCTGGTATATAATTTAATGCTGAATTATATGCGATTCCACTAAGCATTTAAGTTTGAGCTTTTCCAAAATCATTAAGATTACTTATATTAGAATCAGTGCATAATTTCGTCTTATCACTATTTAGTGCATTGATTGCCCCGATGATTGTCTTGTTTTCGGTTTCCAATTCCGAAATGGTAGCCTCGTTTAATTTCTTAGCTACCCACTTCCAGAAAGTGCCAAAAAGAAGTCTTTTGTTTTTTCCGTCTGTGGAATCACGAACCATTACTTCATCTGCGTCTACTGGTGTTGCTGTTTTTTCTGTGTAATTACTCCAAATATTATTAGCCATAGTTTTATACCTCCATTGAAATATGTTGTTTGATAAGTTGCTTTAATTCATTCAATTCCGTTCTCACGGAATCAAGCTCGGATTGTAGATTTTTAACTTTTTCATGCTCATTTTTCAGCATTGCGAACATACAGGGAATCATAATACGATAGTTCCAGTTCTCAGCCTTGCCTTTTTCATTATGATCGACAGCTAATGGAAATCTTCGGTCAATGTCCTCGGCTATAAACATCGGCATTTCTTTACCGTATCGCTCATCTTGCTCGGATAAATATCCGTCTTTGTATTTCGCCCAGATTACTTTGATTCTGTATAGGTCTTCCAGTTCGTCTTCTTTGATGGATTTCCCAAGCACTTTGTAGCGAATGGAGGATGATGAGGAATATCCAACATACAAATATGATGGGTTAAACATCATTGGATTACCACCTGTTAGTGATTTCATCCCTTCTATCATAAAATTTTGCGCTACTTTAAGAATCAAATCACCGGTTATTGATTGCAAAACAACATTTCTCTTATTTTTATATTGTGCTGATAAATCAAGGAGTCCATCAGCTATATTTCCAAATCCTGCGCTAAATATAGATTCTTTTATCTGCGCCCATTCGCTTCCTTTTATGTTTTTAAATCCATCTGTATTATTTATTTTGCAAATAACATTTTCACTAGCGTCATACACCTCAAAAGTGCCATATCCATTATTTGGACCGCCGAGCTTTAATGTACCACCCTTGGCGTAAGTGAACGAAATATATAGTTGATTGCCTTCTTTGTAGATTCCTTTGATTGAGCCATTATTAGTAAGAAGATCAAATATCTCTTCGTGGGTAAGTGCGTCCACATCTATCACTACAGGGACAGATTGCATATCCAGCTGATTTGTAGTTCCATCTGCTGCATACAAGATAAATCTAACAGACACAATGCTTCTATCCAGTGAGCTAACAGTATAGCTTTTACTCGGCTCATTCACAGCTGAAACCAATGCGTTTGTAAATGTAGAGCCATCCGTGGAAGTTTGCACATACCATCTACCGGAATATGCTGTTCTTGTAGCACTGTCACCATCTCGATAATAAGCTTTTGCCGTAATTGTACTTGGTACAATCTTATCATCCTGTCCTCGCTTTAGGATATTGGATGAAAGCTCGATAAAATATGTCCTGCCAGGTACACCCTGTTCTCCTTTTTCGCCCTGTTCACCCTTTATCTTTGTCCATCTATATTTTGTCGGGTCGATGGAATCATCCGGCGTGTCGTAATCAGTATATTGGCCAATATACTGCTTTCCGGCACTGACAACTACATCAAAGCCAGTTTTTCCGTCAGCACTGTTCGCATAAGCTATGTGGAAATATGGCGTCTTTCCGTCCGCACCTGCTTTTCCAGGGATACCTTGTGCGCCATTCGCGCCTTTTACAAGTGTCCACGCGTAATCATCTGGATTAGTACTATCTTGCTCGGTAAAATCCGCATACATACCGATATACTCACGATTACTGTCCGACACAGAGAAATCTGTTTTTCCATCAGCACTGTTTGCATAGGCTAAGTGTGTTCGCTGGGATAATCCATTAGAACCTTGGTATCTGCTCCAAGTGTAATCTGATGGGTTATTACTTCCCACTTCTGCTCCAGATTTTAAAAATCCAATATAGGGAATTTCTTCAAGTGAAATGCAAATAGCGTTCCCATCTGTATCACAAATAACATTCCCATCGGAATCAAGCCAAAGTACATATTGAGGATTATCCGTCATGTCCTCTCCATTCGGCATAGAAGAGTATCGTATTGATGGGGATACGCCTGGAATACCCTGATCTCCTTTCGGTCCCTGGAGGCCGTCAGCGCCATCTTTGCCTTTTTCGCCAGCGTAAATTTTAGCCAGCGAAAATCTCTTAACTACTGATAGAACGCTGATATATGTTGCTTTAATATCTACCCATCCATCGTCAGCGGATAATGCTGTTACCGTGTATGTCTTAGTTGAATTGTCCCAGGATCCTGTTACGCTATCTGATTTGATAATTGTAAACTTACAATCAGATGTAATATCCTGTGTTCCGTACATTACGACCGCCTGTGTACTCACGTTACTAGGAAACGTTCCATAATTTCCATCAGAATCAACAGAAACGCCTTGGTATTCGTTACTCAGCTGCAAGGTCATATTCTTGGCAAGAGCCGCCGCTTCCTGCGCGGATTTAGCTGCCGCTAAAGCATCCTCGGAATCCTGTAATGCTTTTGTTACGTCCGTATCTTTTAATCTTTCCCAGTAATACCCTTTTCCATCATTGCGGAATCTGTAAGCATGGCTGTCTCCATCATAATACAGATCACCTACATGCTTACTCATTTCTGTATCAGTTAGCCACTCGTTTGCCGGGTAATTGCTAAGTGTAGGCGCAGGAGTTCCGGTCCAGGTATTGATATTTCCGTCAATCTGACCTTGCATACTGTTTAACAGTCCGTCCAAAGATGATGCACCGATTCGCACGGATGCGCCGTCAATTACAATCTGGTTATTATCAATATCGGCTGAAAAGATAATTTTTCCGTTTGTGTCACGCACGATCAGCGCGCCGGCATTGATGTAGCTTGCATTGATTCCCTCGGCGTATAGCAGTCTTGTAATCATTTCTCCTGTAACAGTAAATCCATAAGGATAGGTTTTTCCACCATCTGTAGAAATTCCAATGGCTTCCGCCGTGAGTTTCCATACAATATCTGATTCTTCCAGAGTCGGCTTATTGTGCATATAATAGATTACACTACCGTCGTCCTGTGGATCTTCTGTCATATAAAGCCCGCCAGACTCCTTAAGCGTATTTGCTAGCCTTTCAACGGCTTTTTCGCGCTCTGTGCGTTCATCCTTAACAAGTTGTCTAGCTTCTACTAGTGCTTTTGTAGCTTCCGACATATATGTGCTGCTATTTCGGATGGGATCATCTGCCTGCGTTTTTACAGTGGTAATGCCATTTAACGGAGATGATACATCAGTGATTGGTGTAAGATATTTATTTCCGTTCCGATCAAAGCTATATGCCATGTCACCAAACTCTAACAGAGGATTATAAATCAGATCTCCTTGCAGATTTCGGAATCTGGCCCCGATCATATTACCACCAATCCATGCCGCTACAGTTCCAAGGTCACTGTCAGACAGAAGATTGTTTTCTAACTCCAGCACATATCCAGCAGTTCCAAACAGGGATTCTGATTCTTTATTTTTTACTCTGATTCCAGTAATTACAATATCATCACTGGAAAGAGTTGGGCTATTCACGTAATCCTCTAATTTAATCGGAACCAAGGAGCCGTTTTCGACAGCTCCAAAATTCCACTTAGCAAACTGCAAATACCCTCTATTGTCAATCCTGGCGTTTGCTGTCTCCAACATTGCCGCCCAACCGATCAATTGACGGAATGTCATATTATCTGGGAGCGCTGTGACAATTACATTTCCATGCGCCATAGATGAAAACCCCATAGGGATATTCAAACTCTCGCAAGCGTCTCTTACCAGCGCCATAATCGGCTGTGGAAGCGTCAAAGCGCTATAATATTTAGCATTTGTCTTGTACATATCATCAAGCGCCGTAAAGCTCAATATTTCACCATATTGCTCTGGCGTGGTAATTGTATAGACACCCTTATCAATCGTCTCATATCGGTCTTCCGACGCGGCTCTGGACAGAACTATGCTGTTTCCATCAGTGTCTAAAATCGGCTCATAAAAATCATCCATCCAAATTGATTCACTGGCTGGTTCTGCCACGGAAGTCTGGAGTTTCAAATAGGCGTGAACTTTTGCCTGGTAGAAATTATAATCTTTCCACTGATCCTCTGTATTGTCCAGTTCAAGCTTCATTGTTTTGCAAACTGTAGCGCCGACCGGGAAGCTACTACTCTCCGCACAATCGGAAAAGTCATTGTTGCCGATCATAATCTCGTTTTCAAGTGTCTTTGTTGTTCCGTCAGCAAAGGTGATCTCCACGATTTCAATTACTTGCTCGCCATCCTGCAATTTTTCTTTAAAAGTATTTGATACATTAATCAAGTGGATTCACCCCCTGCATATTAAATGATATTTCGGAATAGTATTCCCCAACTTGTTTTATGTTGTAATTCATTTTTCCCACGTAAAACTTTTCTGAACGCCATTCATTTTTGTGTGCTAACCAGTGATGTAAAATGAACGGCTTTCCTTTAATAATTGCATTTACCAGATTAGTTGATTTCTCATCAACCGGCACATTAGTGGCTTTATAGCTATATTGCATAACTGTAAAAAGCGGAGTTATTAGTGCAACTCCTTTTTGAGTTCGATTACTTCCCTCCGAATAGGTGGTCTCAAAGTTACACTGCATATCCTCATCTGGTTGAGGGATGAGAAGCCCATTTATTTTATATCTATCAGTTATTGATTTACTTATTGAAAATGCCACATTCTCACCCCCTATGCCAATTCAAACGGATTTGTACCGCTTGCATCACGTCTTAACTTTGCTTCGTCAATCATCTCATCAAATATGGTTCGTCTGTTGAGCTGTGCGGTAAATCTATAGCTTCCGCCAGACTGCTGTCCTCCAGTTTCTTCCCTTACAATCTGCCTTAACAATTCTTCTGGTGCTTCCAGGTTGCGACCATTCTTCTGATCTCCAAGCACTGCAAGGAACTCTGATCTTGGCGGGATAACGGCACCTTTTGCAAGATATGGAATTGTAGGAACTCTTGGGAAATTAGCTGTAAATCCAATTGTCCTCGAACCAAAAGGAGTTGGAACCTTCCACGGTCCAAATGTAAATGCTGATTCAATGCCGCCAATTGCACTGTTTACAGTTCCAATAGCGCTGTTTGCAATTCCGATCACCTTGTTTAATATATCTTTGATGGTATCACGTATACCCTCAAACGCCCTTCTGACCGTATCTCTGGCACTTGTAAATTTATCCACGATTGCATCATGAATAGCACTTACTTTTCCGTCAACAAACGTTTTTATTTTTCCCCATATAGATGACGTTTTTTCTGACACGGAATCCCAAATTCTTGTAATTTTAGACTTTATTCCGTCAAATACTGTCGAAACTGTAGTTTTTATTGCTTCCCATGTATTAGACAGCCATGTTTTTATAACATTCCATACTGTAACAGTAACTGTTTTTATTGCGTTCCAAGAAAGAGAAATGATACTTTTTATTATTGTTAATGCGGTTTTTACTATTCCATTAATAGCTTCCCAGGCTCCAGATATAATATCTTTTATAAGGTTCCATGTACCTCTTGCAGTTTCTTTGATTCCGTTCCATGCTAGTTCCCAATCGCCTGTAAAAACTCCTTTCAGAAAATCAATAACTCCGCTCAGGACATCTAATACATCTCCAATAATTTTAATAACGGATTTTATTGCCTCTATAACAGTGTCGCCAATTACATTTGCAACGTCTGCTATTACTGGAATTGCATTTGATACAATCCAGCTAATTATTGGAACTAAAATATTTTCCCAAAGCTCTTTTAAGATATCTATTAATTTGCCGAGAAAAGTTTGGACTTTTACAAACATTTCTCCCAATTCCCCATCCATAAGCTCTTTTATCTTAGAAGCTAAACCTTGCATAACTGGAAGAATATATGTGTTATATCCATCTATTAAAGTTCCAAAAATGGTTGAAAGTCCATTAGCTATTGAATCAAAAAAAGGTTTTAAATGCTCATCGTATAATGCGGTCACTAAATCGGAAAGATTTTGAATAACTGTCGATAATCCATCGGTTATTGTTTCGATAACCCCAAGTGTTCCTTCGACTGCGCTTTTTAATATATCCTTATTATCAATGAACGGCTGTGCGATCATATTCAGCATATCTCTTCCAAGTCTTGCACATAATCCCATAGCAGTCATTGAGATATTTGAGAATATCCCTATGATATTGGCTGTTATCTGCTGCGCAATTTCTCCACCAAATGCAGAAAATACCTCTGCTAGAGCGGATGAAAAATTTCCTTCAATTTGAGCAACCTCAGATCCAATATCAAACATATCAATTAAATATGTTTTTATTCTACTGGTGTTTTGCTTTAGAAATTTTTCTATTCCTCCAATAAGATTTTGAGCAATTGTTATTCCAATCCTCGAAAAAGATCCAGATACTCTTCCAATGGAATAGGCAAATGTATCTAAAAAATCACTTGCCGCTCCAATTACTTCTGGATCAGTAAATATATTCTGCAAGGATTTCCCGATAGAGTTAATATTTTCCTTAATATCATCAAAAATCGGTTTGTAATCGCCTAGTCCATCCCAGAATCCTTTTGATAGCAATTTGGCTAATTTTTTAAACTTCTTTATTATGGAATCAAGCGGCTTGGACATTTTTTTAATAGTCGTTTCGCCTTCTGCAAGTTTTCCGTAATCCACATTGCTTACTGCACCAGATAATCCTCCAGACGCTCCACCACTCCCGCCAGATGAAGATGGTATGGAAGAGCTACTATCTGTAGAGGTAGCTTTGTGTATTTCGTCCAATGAAGAAAGATAATTTTTTGTTTCTTTATTTGCCTTTTTCGTTGCCTTAGCATTATCGTTTGTGGCATCTGCCAGTTTCTCTGCATTATCGGCTGCCTGTCCATACTGATCTGCCGTATCTGCAACTGTATCTGTTCCGGCAAGCCCTGCGCCGCTTCCACCTGTCTGACCTGATGATTTCTTGCCAGTAATAAGCTCCGTGAATGACTTAAATGCGTTTGCCAGAGTCGCCAGTTTGCCGAGAAGAATATTGATTACTTTCAGAACAGGTGTAAAAATATTAATCAAACCTTGTCCGACTGTTGCCTTGAGGGACTGTAGCTGTAACTGCATAACTCTCACCTGATTCGCCCATGAGTCAGATGTTCGGATGAAATCACCAGATGCAGCCGATAATTGTTTCTGCACAAAAGCCAGACGGAGAGCTACTTTCTCCTGCTCGGTCATAGCAGATGTAGTTTTGCCGTAGCCATTTGCCAGTGCGTACTGATCAAGTGCCGTCTGGGTCATTACCACGCCGAGGTCCTTGAGCGTTTCCGTTTCACCAGTAAATACGGATTTCAGTTTGATATAGGCTAAGTCCTGACTGATGTTGTAAAATGATGCTACGTCACCAGTCAGCTGTGTCAGAGCCGTTGACATGTCGTAAGCCTGTGATTCTGAGAATCCGAATGACTTAGACATTGCTCCGAACGTACCAACATACCTTTTTGCCATTGTCTCTGACAGTCCGGCTGAGACCATTGCATTCTTTGCAAATTCATTGACCTTATCCGACATGGTGGTGAATGTAACATCGACCACATTCTGAACTTCTGCGAGGTCGGAGCCTAGCTCAATACACTCTTTTCCAAACTGCACCAACTTACCAACAGCAAAAGCCCCACCAATTAACAGACCGATTTTTTTTACAGCACTACCAAGGCTGTTAAATGACTGTTTAATCCTTGATACTCCATTATCAATTCCAGATGTATCAAGCTTAGTATCAATAATAATTGAGCCATCAGCAGCCATGTGTTCGCCTCCTAACTATTTGAGGTTCAACATCTCATTCAGCTTATCTTTATAAGCTTGCTCATCGTCGCTGAGACGTGTCTTTATATCAATAATATTTTTGTTTTCCTGATAGAATTTCTTTTCCCATTTATCCAGACGTTCGCCCTTCGCCTTTTTAGAGCGGATTCCAACAACTGTGTTGAACAGGCACTCACCGGATTCCATGAAATATCCAAAAAATGTCCACCAGTGCATATACGGAATGGCTCTGATTTCTTTTCCGGCAACTTTATTTACAGCCGGTACAATCATATCTCCGTCCTGTTCCCAGTCCATCAAACGGGGCTTTGGTTTGTTCGGGTTGTCATCAGTCTGTCCACAGTCAATAAATTCACACGCTTTCTGACAGGCTTCAGATAAATGTTCCGGCGGTATGCTCTGCCAATCCTCGAACAGAATCTGTATCATAACAATTGACTTCGCCTGTTCGTCTAACTCTGGATCATTCCACGCAATGAGAATATCAATGATTGCTCGAAAATCCGTTCTGATAGAAAAATCCACCCCACTTATGTTCAGTGAGGTGGGAAGCTCATAGGCGGTCATTTTTCATATTTCTCCGTATACTTGTTAACTGCTGCCTGCATTTTCTTTTTTCTCTTTTCAATTTCCGGTGCGATTGCTTCTGCGATCTTGTCCAGAACGATATAAGCAAATACCTGGCCATTACCGAATACAGTTGTTGCGGTAATTGGTTCTTTAAACAGGTCCTTGGATGCTTCATATCCAAGGAGATAATTGATTTTATCCTCAATCTGTTTATTCAGTTCCGCCATTTCTTTACCAGATGTGACTTTCTGGACGGAAGCCTTGAACTGTTCAAAGCACTCCTCCAGTTCTTCTGCACGTGCTGCCACATTGATATCTGTCGGGTTCAGTTTGAAAGAAGAAAAAACTTCACCTTTGTTATTTGTGAATGTAAAAACGAGAATTCCATCATCAATTTTTGTATTAATTACTTTTGCCATTTAGCATGTCCTCCTTGTATATGTGCTTATTCGCTGTCGGCTGTGAATGTACCGGAACTGATATCAAATTTTCCTTTTACACGTTCGCCAACATAGTTGACAGTAAACGGAATCTGATAACCGGATGTATCACCGCCATAGGAGGTCGGCACAACATAACAATCCTGCTGGTATGCTTCATACTTTCCTGCTGTAGCTTCTGTCCACAGATGAACCTCAACTGCTTTTGTTTTGAGGTTGTCATCTTTGAGACGTCCATCTACAATCTTCTGCAACGCTGTGAACAGGTCTGATGTGGTATCTGCATAAAACGGATCAGCGTCAGAAGAAACTTCGTAGCCGTTATGCTTGAATGTGGATTCTCCAAGAATGTTTTTAGATGTTTCGGTATCTGGATTGAGTTCGACATTGTACTCTTCCAGGTCCTTTCCAAGACGCTCATATTTTGGTGTCAGCCCTCCGCATAGGGAACCTGCATCAATATAATGAGCCATATATTTACGGTCAATTTTTCCTGTAACTGCCATAGAAATGTCCTTTCTGCCTATAACTTTTAAAAGGCTGTGTAGGTTAGCGACTATCTCCAATTGATAGCCGGTTGTTACTTGTTATATTACTTCATAAGTATTTTCATAGCGTACTGACAATGGTAACAACCAGTCCTGTACGCCGCTCTCCTGCGGTTCTAAACCATAGGAGTTGTCACGTGTGATACGTTTTATCACTCGCCCCTGTGAAAGCTCTGGAAACACATTTAAACGCGTCTCAGAGCCATTTATAATAACTGGTTCCCGGCATATCCATTTACCGAGATTGTCAAGGAACTTCTGAACAGATAGTTTCTGCCTTTCTTTGTCAGATGCTGTACGATATACCACGTAAAATGGGTACTGACATACCTGATGCATCGTTCCGCAAACATCTTCTTTTTCTGAATAGATCAGCGCCCCGTTGTCTGCCGAGAACGCAATTCCGGACTCCTTGCCAAGTTCCTCAAACTTGATTGTTTCATTTTCATATAGTCCCGGATACTGGTTCAGAAGTGCTTTCATGGCATCTGTCAGAATCTCGTATCCGGTTGCATCTTTTCCGATAGGTTTATCCGCCATGTCTGCCACCTCCTGCCTGTGCTTTTACTTTGCGAATCCATGTGCTACCGTATTGTCGTTTAGCGGCATCGAACCACTTTGCTTGTGCCTGTGGGTGAATTTGTTTGGTGTATTCAAGATTTTCCTTTGCGGCTGTCTGACCAGAAAACTGACTAACAAGAACTTTCTTTGCTCCACGTCTTGCGTAGGGACTTCCAGTTGCTTCATCAACCATTCCTTTCCCCTCGTACAGAAAACGCCCATAAGGAGCCGCCGCCGCGCATACTTTCCCAGTTCCTTGCAAAGATGTACTCTCAACTCTTGTCCGATTGATAAAATTTCCGGTAATCATTGGCATAAATGGAACCATGCTGTCCATAACCATTCCGTCAAGGAGATACTGGGCTTCTTGATACTGTCTGGAAAACCTGTCCATATTCAGCTTGATTTTCATATCTCCATCGACTATGGAGAATCCTTTGAAATGATGAATCTTACTCATATTACTTACCCAGAATCTCAAAATGCGGAATCAGCGTATACGGACCGCCTACACTGGTAATCTTGAATACGTTATCCTTATTCTCGTTCATGTACTGATAGAATCCGCTCCGATAATCACCATCAGATACCGTTCCGCCAGTCCACTCACCCTCCCAGAAGAACGATTCGTCTGAGAATGTGATAGTATCTTCCAAAGCGTTGTTAATCTGCTGTTTCCACTCTTTAGGAGGCACATATGGGAGAATCTTACCGTCTTTATCAGTAATGGTTGCATCGCCGTTCTGGACAGTGTATCGAACGTGTAACTGTGCGTTGTCAGTTACATCTGGTCCGTACTTTTTGAGTATCGCTCCCTTATCCGTAATGAGGTCAACGCCGGATAAAACATGAGGATACCAGTACGCATCTCCTGTCGTGGCTGATTCGTAATAATTAAAAATCGTCACCGTTTTTTCGTACATGATACCCCCTCCTTAATTATTCTTTCTGCACTGTCTGCTTAATAACCTGATTCACACCAGTTGCCGACAATCCGTTAAACATACCAACTGCAACTGCCGTGATATAGTCCGATGCCGGGAAATCTGGGATAACTCCCATTCCGACCGCTCCAAGAATTCCACCAATAACCGCCATGATCACTGGAATCCATTCATCAGAGATTCTTTTTGATGCTTTACAGCCCATTCCTACGATGTAGCAGATCATAACGATTGCAATACATGAGCCAAGTGTTGAAATGTCCATTATTTATCACCTCCCAAATCAATTTTTCCAGACATTAAATCTGGTAAAAGTGCGTCTCTTAATTCTATCAAATATCTGTTTTCTTCATTGTTCAGATACATTATGTGTTGTTTCCACATCTGTAAAATTGAAAGCAATATAGTTGATATGTTGTTCTTGCTTCCATTTTCAAATTTCAGTTCTCCTGCTTTCTTCGTCATGGAAATAAAGTTTTCTTTTTCGATTTTTTTTCCGGTAAAAGTAAGCATTTGATTCATGGAATCCGCTGTTTCTTCCGACTGCTTGAACATCTGGAATATGTCATACAATCCGATTGATTTTGCAAGTGTTTCATTCATTGTCAGTTTGAGACCATTTTTCTCATTGATAACTCTGTTTAAGTCGTCAATGATTTCTCCATAATCTCTGTGCGCGAAATCCTCTTCTTTAAATTCAAGGTATCGTGTTGGGAGAAGAGTATATCTGTTTTCTACTACAGTTTGAAAAGGCACGCTTTTTGAAAATTCGGCAATGCTTTTCTGATTAATAATAGAATCAATGGCGTTTTCCATCTGTTCATCAGAAAAAACATTAACAGCTTTTTTGTACGTTCTATTTTCGTGACTTGCCCCGCCAAACTGTCCATTTTGTTCTCTTTGCTCTACATCGCAAGTTTTACGCATATCTAAAAATGCAATATGTGTTGTCTCTTTTTTCTTGTTCAGTGTCAAAAGGCAAGTTGCAATCGAAGTAGCTTCAAACATTTTATCTGGACACAAAATAACTGATTCTATCAGATTCTTCTCAATAAGATACTTTCTTATTTCTATTTCATTTTTTAGTTCTGAAGTTAATATCCCACACGGAAGAATCATTGAAACTTTTTCCTTACAGTTATCTAATGCGGTCAAAATAAAAGCATAATTTGCATTGCTTTCTGGCGGCAACTCACAGTCATTAAAGCGAGGTTGCAACTGCGCAAACGGCGGTATCTTCCACTTCATATTATATGGTGGATTTGAAATACAACTATCTGTCTTTTCTGGCTTAAAATTTTCTATCTTTTTTACAGAAGAATATTTATCACCTTTCTTTACAAGATAAGTTGCAAAGACTTCATCCTGCAATGCATCACCATTTACAACAACTGCATCAATATTTCTTGCTGCCAAATTGAAAAGCAGAATCGGAATAACCGTTTTATCGTACTCATAGCATACGAATTTCAATTCATTATTCAGATTCCATTTTTGAACAGTCAATGCACCACTTCCGGCACATAAATCATATACAGTGTGTTCATTTTCTGTCCGTACCAGTTTTCCGACAAATTTTGCCAGTGAAACAGGCGTGTAATCCTGCATCTTTACTTTTCTATCAGCAAGGTAATACTGAAAGATCTTCTGTAGCCAATCAATAGACAAGTCCTCTACCATATTACAGAATTTGTCGAAATATTCCGTTTTTCCATTCAGTACAATTTCCATCAAAGAATCTGAAATCTGTTCTGGATTTTCAATATTCAACAGTTCTATTACTTTACTGGTGAGTTCTTTTAATTCCATAATTACACTCCTGCATACAATACTGGTATCCCATCATCCGTCCTTACTCCCATCAGAAGCGGTAAAGCCATCTTGTAAAGTAAGTCATTTGTTTTCTGTACATCCCCGGCGGCGGCATACACAGCGCTCCATTCTTTTGCACTTGCTCCAATCTGCTGAGGTGTGGCGTAGGAAATGGATTCACTGCCGGAGGATACAGATGTTACAATGCCTGTCGTGCTACCACCAGACCCGATTGCAGTTGACGTACCGCTCACAGCGGCATTGGTAGCATTCTTCTCAGCAAGCTCAATCTGATACATTAATTCAGCCAATGAACAGACCGCCTTTTTGATGCGTTTCTGTGAGCGTTCATTTTCCGGCAGCCCGTCCACCAACCTGTCAAACGTCATTGTGTCCACAAAATCACTGGCTCTTTCCGCCAGACGTGAAAAGTCAGTTTCTGGCACGACATTACCGAATGATTCTGTATAGAATTTATAATCTGCATAAGCCATGCCAGTTACCTCCTGCGTTTATGATTTTGCTGTTACGCTTGCGCTTCCGGAATTCAGTGCTTTATATGTTCCATCACACTCAACCACTGTAATCTTCTGTTCGGTTGCCGCCTTAATGTCAGCCTTTCCATCCCAAGAAGTCCAATTTCTGAGGTTCTGTCCATATTCAACAGTTACTGCGTCTGCCGCAACTTTGTATTTGTATACGTTGTTGGAGTTTTCCTTAGCCGGATTTACAGTGATTTTTGTATCACCAGTTGCTGTTTCTGCCGCAGATGTTACTGTCAGAGTGCCAAGCGTTGGTGTCTCATCAATGGTAATTACTGCGATTGCGTCAATGTACTCCGCAAAAAGAGTAAGTCCCATGATTGCGAATGCTTCGGATACTGCTGTGTGATAATTACCTTGTGTGTGGAATCCGATCAGGTTTGTTTCGCCAGATACAGTGTATACGAGTCCTGCTCTTGCGAAATCGGATTCGTTCGGGTCAACATAGTACAGAACGATATTCTCAACAGGGGTAGCGATAACTGTTCCTCTCGGGATTTCGCTGTCGGATAACAGGAAGATTGTATTGAAGCCCATAAAATCTTTCATGTACTGGAATCCGAACTGGTTCTGAATAGTGATCTCAGCTGCTCCGAGGTATTCATATACGTCAAGAATATTCACAAATCCAACAACGCCAGTCACATTTCTGTGCATCTGCTTGAATTTGTTCTCTACACGGCCTTTAGCCATTGCCAGGGCCATCTGGAATGTTGTTTCTGTGGAAGTAAGTGTACCGGTTTTCAGATAATCATAGAATCTGCCGGTAACATCAGTCTGAAGCTGGAAAAGGAATTCATCATCGGTCATCTGAACAGCGTTCTCGTAACCGTGATCCTTGATTGCTTCGATAGACACAGCCTTTGCGTACTTCTCGATAGTCATTTCCGCATAGTCCTTTTCTTTTACAACGAATTTGCTGTAAGGGATTTCCTCACCCTCACCAACTTTTCCGCTCTGTAAAGTACCCTCTGCGTATTTGGACTTGAGTACAGCACCCGGCTGCTTTTTGATAGGTCTCATGATACCCAGAATATCACGTAAGTGCTGCCAGTTTCTTTCGAATCTGGTAACAAAGTCAATCTCACGTGCTGTGACATGAATATCATTAGTCATAATAAGATTTGTTTTTGCTGGCATAAAAAAAATCCTTTCTACCCATAATTATTAAGGTATTGGGTTAGCGGCTATACTCTAGCGTATAGTCGGTGTAAAAATCACTGGAATAACTGGATGTTCTGGGCGATCGCCGCCTGCCTCTCAGACGGGTCTTTAATTGCTTCGATATCTTTCTTTGTCATGCTTCCCGGTGTCTGTTGCTGTCCAACATGAGTAGTAAACCTTGCCTGATTCTGCTGAGCCTGCTGCTGAGATTCATCCACGAAAGCGGATGCGTCAGACTGTTTCATCTGCTCAATCAGATCATTCAGCCCAAGGATTTTACCGTTTTTCAGTTTCAATCCGGCTTCTTTAATGTCTGCCATGACTGACTTCTTAGCTGCTTCGCTGGAAAACTTAACATCGTCGAGTGCCGCTTTCAGAGCGTCTGAGAAATCACGGTCGTAGATTTTTGCATTGAATTCTTTCTCTGCGTCCTCAGCTTTCTTCTTCCATCCAGCAAGCTCTGTCTGAATGTTCGCCGGGTCGATACCATCAAAACCTTTCAGGGTCTTTTCTGCTGTCTCTGCGCGTTCTTTCCAGTCGTCTCGTTCTCCCTCAACTTTTGACAGAGTTTTTGCAACTTCCTTTGCATTCTTGTAATTCTCAGAAAGTGCTTTCTTTATATCTGCCTGTTTGTCCTCCGGGATTTCAATTCCAAATGATTTTAATGTGTCAATAAGTTTCTGCATATATCCTCCTGGTCGTGTTTATTGACCTGCCGCCGCAGGTAAATGGATTAAGCCAGTTAGACCACTGGCAAGGTAAGGAAATAAGGGGAATCGAACCCCTAACCAATATCCTATGCGGATATTGCTCTACCACTAGAGCTATATTTCCATTAACCCGGATTCCCGGGTTAGCAAGGTATTTATCGTGTTATGCCTGCCACTATCCGACTTCCACGGAGATGTTGTTTTATTCATGAGGAGGTGTTACCAGTCAGTCAAACTGACTAATGAATATGCCGGAAATTGCATCCGCTTTTCAACCTCCAGATTCCGCTCAAATCTGCTTCATCTGTTTCTCTTAAGGGCATATTCGCAAAGAAAGGAGGACATGAAACGAAAAAGAAAGCAAAAACTTCTAATCAGCAAGCCCTACAAGGTTCACCATTCCTTGCAAGATTATAGTATCACATTCTTTTAAAAAAGTTGTCCCCACATTTTGTCAAATCAAAGCATATTTCTTAATTTCTCAACGTATCTCTTAACAAGATCACGTTCTTCCCGGCATTCTGCGTCCTTGGACATATCGCTCATTTCTGTTGTGAGTTCGTCCAGATGTTCTTCCAGAGCGGCAAGCATCTTTCTTTTGCAGTCCTCAGATTTTTCGGAACGATAGCTCTGTTTCTGCGTCATGTAGTCATCGTAAGCGTCTCGCCCATCAGAGCGGCTGTAATGCTCTCTGACATAATGTTCACCACGTCTGGCATAAGAATTGCCCCGGTCGTAATCTGGCATCATTCTGCCGTCACTTGAGCTGTATCTCCCCATGCTGTCATGTTTTCTTCCACGCTCGCTGTAATCGTCATTGTATCCGCTACGCATCTCATCAAGGACAGTGTTGTAATACTCCACTTTCTTGTCCCAGTACTGTGTGTTCTTTATATCTTTGTACATATCAATCAGCTTGTATGTCATTTCCAGATTTCCAGTAGTCAACCCACTGTCAGCGATTTTGGACAGTTCGTCTTCAATTCTTGCACATAAGTCTTTAATGTCTCTCATAATCACACCTCCTATGCTTCTCTGGTCACGACAATATTTGCGTTCGCAACAGAAATTGCCTGATCGCTTGTATTCTCTACTGCGATATTAACGCAACATCCGCGAGGTACATCAATATAGATGCCAGAGGACACATTGTTATACTGGTCTACTGCTGCCGGTGTGGAAATCATCTGAGAAGAAAGAACCGGTTCGCCAGAGATTGCAATAGCCAGAGAAATAGCTTCAACAGTACCGCCTGTTGGAATTGCGATATTACCAGAAAAATCCACAAAGAATCTCGCTTTGCACTGATTAGTCAGTCCTCTTAGAGTTATAATTCCACTTCCCTCTCTGTGCTGAATACAGTTAGAACCTTTGACTGCTGTGTTTGAAAATACTACGTTTCCATTTGCTGCTACAGTCTGAGCAGCTACATTTGTAAATTCTGCCATAATTTTTACCCCTTTCATATCACAAAAGGACAGGTCTCAGCCTGCCCCTCTGTGTAAAACGGCATAAGCCGACATCCGAATCAATCGAAAGATACTCTCGATATGAAGTTATCAGCAATTACATCCGGTGTTGCATCCGCATCCAGAATATGGATATGGCGCTGAGACTACGTAGGATGGCACAGGCATAGGACTTATTCTGCGAATCAGTTCTGCCGTCTGCGCTTCCTGATTTGCCGCAATGTAAGCATTCTGCGCAGACTGAGAAGCAGCAAGCTCAAGTTTCTGAACTTTATCTCTTAAATCTGCGTTTTCTTTTGCACACAGGTAATCAAGAACCGCTCTGGTTCCAGCATTCTGATTGTCAATGATATCTCTTGTGTTGCTGTTCATGGTGTTCTGCAATGCACAGGTGTTCTGCGCCATGTTGTAGTTCACGCCCTGGATAGCTTCCCTGGTTTCACAACAGCAGTTTGCAAGCTGCGCCTGCAATGCGTTTGTATTCTGCATATTGGCTACAGTATCGGCATTGATTGCCTGCTGGATTCCAAAGCCGGTCTGCATGATGTTTGTGTTGATTCCATTGAATCCGGTAAGCATACCGTTATTCATGGCATAAAAGCCATCACACAGGCCGCTATTGATTCCGTCAAGTTTGCTGATTACTGCGGAGTTATCAAATCCTCTCTGAATGTCTGCTTGAGTAGCTGCTGTGGCTGCATATCCGACGCCATTGCCGTTATTGCCCCATCCGTTGTTTCCCCATCCGCAGAATACGAACAAGAAAAGCACGATAAGCCACCATGCACCATCTCCACCAAACATGCCGTCATTATTTCTGCCATTTCCAGTAGCAGCGGCAATGTCTGCTAAGCTATAATTTCCATCCATAGTTATAATCTCCTTTATTGTGTATTTACATCAATCTGGCCAGATTGTAATGTACTATTTCATTCCTTTCAGCAGATTCTGAAACTGCCCTGCCATCTGCTGAACTTGGTTAAGCTGCTGTTGAGAAATCTTTCCAGACTGCAACATTTTCTGGACTTCTTCTTTTGGGTTTCCTTTGTAATTCTGTTTAAACTGCATAAACTGCTGCATCATCTGCATTGGTCCGTTACCCTGTGGCATCCCACCGCCAAGTGCGTTAAATAATGGATTACTCATCTGCATTTCCTCCCTTGATCGCTGATTCCTGTACGGTATTAGTCCTAACAGGTTCAGAAAATGAATTTAATCGGTTTATGATAGCTTCGTATTTGCCCTTTAAATCGTCATATTCCTGTCTGGTGACATATTTACTGTCCATGTTCTGAACAGGCTGTTTAGGCGGCATCTGAGAGCCTATCTCGTGGTATTCAAATGTTCGCAGTGGCTGCGGCATGCCGGATACATCTGTGGATTTTATGTAGAACTTTTCGCTCTCACTGTCCATCAGTAAAACGCTTGTCCCGGGTGCTACCAGATAGGATTTTGCCCCCACTTCGCCAGATACCCACAAGATACCATTATTATTCTGCTGTGGTTGCTGCACTGGTTGAGCTGGCATCTGGACAGGCTGTTGCTGAAATTGATTCATCTGTCCCGGAACGCCAAAACTATATTGATAAGGATTGTTATATAATGCCATCTTATGCACCGCCTTTCTGATTATATTTTTGCACAAAAAAAGAACCGGAAACAGGTCGTTTCTGGCTCTAATTAGTGTCTAAAAAGTATCAACACACTTTGATTATTTTATTATTTACTCGGCGGCTCAATCGTTTCTCCGTGGATATGCTCACATTCATCTGTTCAGCACAGTACTCAAGCGTATATTCCTTACACCTCAGCCGGAACAGTTTTTCCTCATCTGGTGTGAAATTGCACTCTACTAAGAATCTGTCTATATCTTTCTTTGTGAACACATATAATTTCATGAGCATACCCCTTATTAATGCAATTAACGCTGATTCTGTGCAAGATAATTTGTAAGCTTCTGTTTTGTTTTTTTTAATTCTTCTACATTATTCCCACTAATCTGGCTGTCCAGCATGGTTGATAACACTTCCAGAATTAATGAATCTCGCTCTGCAATCCTCTGAAGACTCTCAAAGTCACGCTTGTCGTGTTCTTCCAGTGTTTCTACTCGCTTATTAAGTCGGAATGCTGGTGTAATCCACTTAAAGATTACGGCTGCCGCCCCTCCGACAATGGACACTCCTCCGCAGATAGAGAGGAAAATCTGTATAAATTCTGATATGCTCATTTATTCTCCTTTTCCCAGTAATATACCGGGATTTCATTACCGCTATCCCATGTATCGAAATATTTGCCGTCTTGTGCCGTCACAACATGGCCATCTATGCAGAGAATGTACGTGCCGGTCGGATGATCTGCACAAAAGTCGTTGACTGTATAGATATATCGTTCTGATTGTTCAATCAGTTTGCGTCTGTATCCACGCTTATAGAGGTACGCTCCCCAGACATAATTTGCACTTGGCATATCTGACAGAGTGCACGCCTGTATCATTAATCCGGTGAATACCGTTTCCCAGTCGAACCCGGTTGCTTTGCATATTGCCCGGACAACGCAATCTCCTGTTCTCTTATCCTTAACAGGATTCGGATTGAAATATTCCCATCTATCCATCAGTCAATCCCCTTTGCTGTCTTATATCGTCTTGCCGCTCCTCTGGCTTTAGCGGCGTTCTGGCGGTTCCACTTAGCGATCATAAGTCGGTCTTGTAGTTCCCTCAGGCCATTCCGTTTGCAATAATCTTTATATGCAGCATTTTGTTTCTGTAAAAGATAAGACTTCCGGTCAAGGTCTTGCTGTAATGCGAATTTTGCCTTTTCATTCGGTGCATTGTCGACTCCTGCCTGCAGCCCAAGAACCTCTCTCTTCGTTTTGCGGATTCTTCGCTCATAAGTACGTTGCCGCTGTTCTTTTTCGTACTGTTTGCCTTTGTCGGCTTTGTCCTGTGCTGATAATTCCGCATAGGGATTAAATTCTCCATCACTGGCTCCGAAGCTATGCCGACAGTTGACCCCTGACAGTCCGCTTGCTGTCCCGTATCCGGTCAATGAGAATGGCGGAAATTTCTTACTCTTGCCAGAACGAGAGTATATCTTTCCTTGCCACCATGAGTGGTTTCCCGGATTCTGACCGCCGTCACCCGTTCTGGCTCCAATGTGAGCACTAACCAGAACTAAATCCCAGTCCATTTCTTCCATGCGCTTCAGGGATATATCCCCCGTAGCCTGTGCCACACCAGTTCTGACAGAACGTGCAACCGCTGTTTCAATCGTGTCTTTTCTACCAGATGGATATGTGACGGTAACACCATCACTCACAACGTTGTTAACTGCCTCTTTAATGGCTTGCGTATACCCAACTGCACCAGTCATCACATGGTTATATGCAAGGTCGCATTGTTCGATATATAGCCTCTGAGCGGCACTTGCGGTTGTCCGTGTGAAGTTCTTCCACTCACCCATGGTCGCAAGCATATTTCGTTCCATGAGTCTTATCATTGTTGGTGACTGTTCAAGCGGCACAGGACTTAATCCTGCCGCCTTATATACCTTATCATCATACTCCATTGCAGTGATTCCGGCATCTTCAAACGCTTCAAGAAGCTCTTGTTGCTCACGTTTGGTGTATCTGGATAGTTCTGCCAGAATGTCTTCTAACAGTTCACCGGATTCCTGTAACGTTCTGATTCTCCACGCATCAGCATTGGTCAGAATATAGTCCTCGCCCCTGCCGATTCTTGCCATCATCCGTGATACGATCTCAGAGATGATATACTGGTGCAATTCTTCAGCAATTTGTTCACTGCCCTCTGTAATTTGTCGTAAATATTCAGGACTAAGTATAATATATCACCTCTTTCGATAAATGTTGTGGTACATGTTTTAAAAATATGCTATAATCAACCTATTAAGGAGGTGTCGCAAAATGTTTTTAAAATTGAAAATTTTCTGTACTTGTAATTGCAACTATTACGTAAATGAACAAATTAACACGGAAAAGGTAATTTGTCCAAATTGCGGCAAGGAGCATCCGTCTTCATCACAAATCATATCTATGCTTCGCATGGCTAAGTGTATTAATGATGGCAATGTTCCTGGTGCAAATATAGTGAGGACATTTGCTGTATCCAAGCGAGAAGATTCTGGCTGTTAATAATGTTATTGCAAAGTGGAGAGGAGTTTTAATCCTCTCCGCTTTTTTTACTTAATTCACTAAAACTCTCTTGTAATTGGCTTTGGAATTTCGCCTGTCAGATATGCGAGGTATTTTTCTTCCCTTGTTACCGGCTTGTCTGCCATCTTTTTACTCCTCTCCGAATAGTGTTGGTTCCTTTGGCTCTGCTTCTTTGACCATTGCTTTCGCTTCTTCCTCAGTCATTCCTTCAAACTTTACAAAATACAACCATGCTGGAACCTTGCCAGTAGTTACATACTGCCACCACCTTGCACGGTCGTTTTCTCTAACATAGAGGATGTCTCCGAAATCATAATTGACTTCATAAACTCCGACAGGTGCAAGTCCGTACAGGTCAGCGTAAACGTTCAGCGCGTAAATTACTTCGTCCAGACAGGATTCCAGTTTGTCCCTCACGTCTTTGATAAACTGGACTGTCCTCTGCTGTTCTGCTTCTACTCCAGTAGCCGTCTGAATTCCGCTAGATTCGTTAAAAACAAAGTATCCGTTAGAGAACCCAATCTTGTACCCTAACTGGCTTAAAAGAGCATTTATGCCGCTTATACGGGTATCAGTGTTTAGAATCGGGTTGATTTCTTGGTAAAACTCTTTCTCATCCTGTCCGAATACATTTTTCACATAATCCGGCAAGCTCATTTCTTTGCATCTGTGCTCCATGGCCTGCGGTGTCATGGCGGATACTGGTGATCCGCTCGGCATCAGCAGTCGGTCATCTACCAGAGCGGTTCTCTTAGAATCAAGGATTTCTTTTGCATTACGGCTGTATGCAATGTCCAGATCTTTCAACTCTTCAATTGCTTCTGCAAATATCGGTAAGCCAAATGGTGTACTGATATCTACATTGTTCGCCTGTGGAGTCCGCAGAACTCCGTACAGAGGTCCGTCCAGCTTCTCGCCATTTGCTTTGAGAATCGGCGGCGTATCTGCCATGAGGTCAGCCCATTTGGTCTGTTTAAGGTCGATTTTATCGCCGATTGACTGAGGGGATTTCGACACATAAGCTCTGTTAGAAACGTAGTACGGATAGGTTGTCACGCCATCTATTGTAGTCTCGACAAAACGATGATATTCAAGCCGTGTGTAGTATTTCCGTCCAACGGTATAATAGTCCTTGAATATAATCCCCTTTATTTCCTGATTGTCATAATCTACAATCATCACATCTGCCGGAGTGAATACGTCAAGGCTCTCGCCGTTTGGCTTGATAAATACCGCTCCATAAGCACATCCATATTCTACCCAGTGCCGTATCTGGAAATATACCTTGTCAATCTGTTCCTGAAGCCATGTAGCCCTTGCAGAACCGTCTATCTGAATGCCGATCGCCAGTGTTGCAAGCCTAGCTGTCTCTGAGCAGACAGATTTCGCAAAATTGATCGTCTTAATATTATTATTATCGTCCAACCATTCCGGCGCGCCTCTATAGATGTTTGCACACCGGTTAATCAGTGATTCCATCTCCGGAAATTCTGCTGCCTGGATGTTAAAATCCTCTTCGGCTTGTTTTTTGAAAATCATGTTAAACCACCTTTTTAGCGTTGTTATAAGTCCCATTTAATCTACCTTTTAAAATCCATCCATCTTACAGAAGTATCTCGCACAATAATGTCTTCATATTCTACAACTTTTAATATTTCGTTAATGTCAGATGATCCATATATTTTTAAACCGATGCTTAAGAATTTATTTATTTTATCTGAAAAGTACCTATCTAACATTTTAGTCACCTGTCGCTATCTTTTTTCCACACATCGGACAATAATTAAGGTCAAACGGTCTGGAAGTAATGCTCCCTTTTCGGTCTTTCATGTATATGTACAACATACAGCCGTATATATATTTATTCTTCTTGTATTCTGGATTATCATGGCATTCTTTCCAAGAAGCTAATTCATCGCAAAATTTACACATTATGCACTGTTCCCCCTTCTGTTAAATAACGGCTCATAAGCATACCTAAGTGCCGAGATTGCATGATCGTTTCCGTCAGGATAACCACTTATTACATTTCCCTCTTTGTCCCGATCGTACTCATATTCCGTAATTTCCTTGTATGCGTTCGGTGTCCGCTTCGGGTCAATGACAAGTGTCTTTGTCTGTAAGAATTTAAAACCATACTCGATACTTCCCGGCCCTTTGATTGCTCCTCTAGCAGGAAGTCCGGCGTCCCGGAAGTCGTTCACGGATTTAGGCTCCGCAGAATCACATATCATCGTATAATCGTCATAGCCTTTTTTCTTGATCCAATCAGCGGTCTTGGAGTTGCTCCATTTATTTACATATAGCTCGTCAATTAGATATATCTTCTCTCTGGCGGAATCATAATAAGTTCGGAGATAGCAGAAGGCATCCGGGTACCATCCATAATCTACGCCAGGGAAAATACGGTCCATGTGACTGATCTCTTCGTCTGTAATGTTTCTAATCTCCAGATATTCAAATACGTTTCCACCGTTTCCATTCGCAATTCCCATGTACTCATGCTCATAAGCATTTGGATTGACTTCTTTAAGGTGTTCTGCTTCGTCAATAAATGGCTGCCCTAGCCATCCTTTTGGCACGTCCAAGTAAGTTGATGAATGAACTATTCTGTTTTCTTTTGGTTCGAGAATATACTTATTAGCCCAGTTATTCATCGTTTTTGGTGGATTGAAACTCTTAAATATCCATGCAATGTCACCGCCACGAATCGCAGACTGCTCAATTTTACGAATTTCCTCAGGTCCTGCGAATTGGTCTAACTCTTCGAACCAGAGAATGCCAATATATCCGAACTCAGGGTTGATAGATTTAATCTTTTCGGGGTCATCAGCACCACGGAAGTATATCTTTTGTCCGGTTGATTTCAGCGTAATCTCCATAGGTGATAACTTGGAATCAAATTCTTCTGTAAATTCCTGCTTTCCAATAGCCCATTTGATTTTGTTATACACAGAATCCTTAATAGTATTCCCAACCTTACGGCAAACCACAGCATGGATGTCATGATTGTTCTTCATCAACTCTACTATAGTCATTCCAACAGTGGTTGATTTCGTGGAGCCGCGTCCACCCTTAAACACATACTCCAGATGTTTCTTGTCTCGAATATCTCTAATGGCCCAATGAAAGCAATCAGGAATGTTATACAGATCCATGTGATACTCTTTTGCATTTCTGGCAGCTTCCTCCGCTGCTTTCTTTTCTTCCTGCTCTTGCTTAATTTTTAATGTCTTTTCCAGATCATTCATAGATTTGAGCTGATCGGAGAAATCTGGAGCAAATCCGAATGAATCAGTCAGCTCACCTCTTGCGATCATGGAACGGCGTTGCTGAATTTCTGCCAGAGACATGATATCAGTACCTTTTTGTTTTTCGATGAGAGACTGTTTTGCAGCTATATAGGAAGAAACCTCAAGTTTTTTCAAGTTCTGTTGTCCCATTGAATATGCTGTTTTCTCGCTATACCCAGCTTTTCTTGCGGCATCAGATGCATTTCCGCCATTCTTTATATATTCATCTGCAAACGCTTTCTGTTTAGGCGTTAAGTCCATCTAATCACCTCTGTCTATCCTCATTTTCTGACCGCCTCCCATATCTCTTTTAAGCACATGACTACATCATACTGGGATGCAGTTCGTAATATTTCATAATCACAATCTTTCCATTCTCCTCTTTTTGTAAGATGGAGTGTAGGTGTTGATATAATCGTTACTGTAATCAATCGTTTCTGCTCATAGCTGTAGAATTGTGATGTTCCAATTTTTATAATTAATCCAGTAGATAATATAGCTTTTTGAAGTTTTCTCATAACTGCTTTTAAGTTTGCCACATTATCACCTCACAAAAAACTGCCACATATGGTACATAGCTATAGATATATACTATATTACCATACATGGCAGAAAAATTTGTCCCCACATTTTAATATTAATTGTATTATTATATTTCTCTTAGTTTTCTTAGAGTATCATAAAACATAGCCATTGCCTTGCGCTTGTATGCATAGAAATCGTCTCGCTTTGCCGGTATGTATTTTGTCTTCATGATACGGTCATAGGATTTGTTTGTTACAATAGATTCATACACCAGAAGTTCAATCCCTGGAGGGCAAGAGCTTATGCAGCAGTGCAAAATATCATGTCTCTGCTCTGGTGTAGCTTTTTGACATATATCCTTTAAACGGTTAATATCTTCTGGATATACGCCAAAATCAACAAGTGACTTTTGCCTGGTTCGCATATCATCACCGCCTTTTTATTGCTATTTACGCTTGCCGATAAAATGTGCAATCAAGTAAATAGTGCCAAATGATCCGAATATTATTCCAAATGTAAATGCTATTAAACTATCAATCATAGATACGTCCCTCCTTTAAACCACATAAAGTTCCTTTAATTCTTTTGGAGTGCCAATATCTTTGTAAGACTTTAATTCTTCAAGCCACTCTGCGATCTGTTCATACTCCTTTACATATTGATTGCATATATCTGCATGTAACTCATTTGCATCTTCTGAACCCATATCTGCATTCTCGATACTCCATTTATAACGATTTGCAACTATCTTTGACTGTTTAATACCATCATCAATTAGAAATCTCTCCATCTACTTCACCTCTTGAAATCTTCTCATAAATAGAATTTTCCACGATTCGTCTACTTCCACAAAATTTTCTTTTTCATACTCTGAAATCGCATTTTTAAGGTTCAAAATTTCCTGTTTAAAAGGTTCACTTTCCTGCTCTAAATATTTATTCTTTTCAAATCGTTTGCAATACTGCTCATGTGCCATCTGTTTGGTTTTCATGCTGTATCCACATGCTCCTGTAGTAGAAGCCAATTTGAAAACTCTTTTGGCGCATTCGTAGTTATATTTATCTACTCGCTCAGGCAAAGCCCAAACTAAAAAAGAAGCACACTCACAGCACTTCACTTTCTTACTCATCTACTTCACCTCTTCCATCCAATTCTGAAATTCTTTCATACAGTCAGGGCATAAGTCCGTTACGCCATGTGAATAATACTTTCTATCAACATCTAAATTCACTGGAATAAATCCATTGATGTTTTTATTATCTTTTTTAGTGTTGTATGATTCATATAACTTTCCGCATCGATCACATTTCATTGCATTCGCCATCTCTCATTCCTCCTGTAATCTCATCAATACACTGGTTCCATCCTTCTGCAAAGCCAGCATCAGACGTATTAGCTGGATAATCTCCATTGTCTTTTTCTGGCAAATCCATAAGCGGACACCAGTCTGGTCTTGATTTACTTTCACAATCATAATGTTCTTCTGTCATCAGAATTACATCGCAATCTAAACAGTCAGCTAATTCACACAAACCCTCATATTCAAGAGCGCTACAGTATGCAGTTCCGAACGGGCAAACATAGCAATTCTCTGGTGTTTCCATCACTAATACTGATTTACTCATTCCGGCACCTCCATTCCTAAATCAAATAATGTTAATTGTGATCTGAACTCGTTCAACCGTTTTTGAGCTGAATCGTAATAATCTTTATTGATTTCATAACCAACATATTCCAGGCCGTATTCCTCATATGCAATCAGTGAGCTTGCACTCCCCACATGGGTATCAAGAATCTTCATTCCTTTCTGCAGATATTTATGACATATCCAACGATATAAATTTACAGGCTTTTGAGTTGGGTGGATTCGCTTTTCATTCAGTTTTTTGTTGCCCTGCATTATTTCTCCGTGCGCGATACTCTTTCCCTGTAGCATACCATTCCACATATACCTAAAAAGTCTTACACTGTCATGGAAACTGCAAGCAGCTATCTCACAATCGGAAAAGCTTGAATTCCCATTGCACTTATCCCATACAATTCTTCCTGGTGGGAAGCTGTATTCAAAATAATTGCAGCCCCACACAATTTGATTTTTGGAAACTCTAAAGAGCTGGTCGAAATATTCCTGGTTCGGTATATTCCATTGTTCAGAGACTTTGTATATTCTCTGTACTCCTATTGGACTTATCTTTCTTCCGTAGAATCCTCTCTTTTCTGGGCCGCTGAAATACGGTGGATCTACAACTGCCACATCGAAGTAATTATCTGGAAAGTCCGGGAGAAAATTCATGCAGTCACCGCAAATAAATTCTCTTTGCATCAGTGTTCCTCCTGTAATAATTCTGGGTTGTCAAACACGTTTCCGGAAGTTTCAACCTTTCTGCGCCAATACCCAAGTTCTTTTCGGTAAAATGTCTCTTCTGGAAAATCAACATAAAATCCTAAATTATAGCTTCCGTAATCAAAGCTTGAACAATACATTCCAAATTTTACCAGGGCATATTCTCCGTTATGATTAACGATGTCATTTTCCCAGATTCTCTTATTGCTCTTATCAGTCAGTCCGGTGAACTGGCAGAGGGTTTCTATATTAATTCTATCGGTATATACTGTAAACCGATCTGAATCCTTCCGATAAAAAATAATGTCCTTCCCCCTTAAGTGATATTGATCTCTTAGGTAATATACCTCAACCCATTCGCCATCACAAATCCGCTTTGCCTTGAAAAGAATTTCTCTCATTTAAGCACCTCTTCTTTTAGTTCTTGCGCTACAATATTTATATCAATCATATTGCATGTGTTATTGATTTCAAACCTTTCTCTAATTCGTTCCACAAACTTATCAATAATTTCATTTTTAACTTTTTCATCATGATTCTGCATCCATCCACTACCTCGCAAGAAAGATACACAGATTTCATTATTCAGTTTCATTCAGCTCCACCACCTTTCACGATTTCAACCGCCGTTCGCATGGCATCCTCATACCCATCGTAGTATAGCTGTAGTCCACCAGTTTCCAGAATTTTGTCATTTGCTTCATCCGCCAGCTTCTCCAACTGCTCTACAACCTTGTCCACATCAAAAGCTGTTGGCTGACTGTCCACAATATGTATATATCTGTCTATAATCTTCTGTATTGGTTCTCCTAAGATATTTTGAAGCAGTATGTCTTTTTTTAGTTTATCTGCGTCGATTAACCGCATTCCTTAGTCCTCCTTATATGGTTCTGGAAGTGGTCGCCATGCTGTAACATCAATCCAATCATAATTGCTATCAAGATAATATCCGTCACAATCAATAAAGCTTGTATCTTGCCATGTTGTTTCTCCGTTAGTAACCAATATTTCTTGTCCGTCATCTGGCATTTTGCAGTCAAGCATATAATGTATATCTTTTGAAATGGATTCTTCTTCACGTTCTTTTTCTGATATCTGATGATATTTTACTGGAATCCAACCATTTTCTTTCTCATCCTCTTCCAGATCATCCAGAAGCTGCTCAAGCATATCTTGAATAACTTTTACATACACCCCAGCGTATTTGTAGCAGTCTGAATATTTATCCGCGTACTGCTTTAATCTGTCTTTGATATGACTCACGCTTCCACCTCGCTATCCTCTGGCATCTGGAACGTCATTCCTTTTTTAAGCATTTCTCCAATTTCTCCAGCATGTGCTTTGTTTTCTTCTGTTCTTGGCTTCATACTTAATGTCCTGCATACTTCTGGAATTACATATTTTGTGTATTCCGAATCTCCATATGCTTCCTGAATCATGTCCAGTACTTTCATGGCTTTTGCTTCTGATTCGTAAGTTCCAAGACATATATAAACATCATCAAAAACTTGTGATGTGTCATAGCACACAACCATCATTCCAGATACTTGAATAGTTATTGTAGTCATATCTACAAGACATTTTTTATTCTGGCTTCTGATTAACATTTTGTGTCCTCCTAATATCTGTCAAATTCAATGTTTGTGTCTGAATAGAATTTGTAAGCATCTTCTCTGATTTTCTTAACTTCACGCATGATAACTTCTTTCGCCTTTCTGACAGCTTCGTCAAAATCTTCTGTTTCAAGATCATAGTTATAAATGCTCAGTGCCTTGCTATTGAGAAACAGTTCATCTCCGCAACCGGCATATTTGTGAATACTGATTCCTAAAGAATTATCTTTCAATGTAAAAATACTTCCAGTTTTAGGTTCTTTGTTAAAATTGGCATTACTTTTGAATTTCATTTTGTGTCCTCCTTATTCGATGAAACTCGTTCCGCACTGGCAATGATAACTAATATGTCCGTTATATTTGCTCACGTTCGCAATTACCTTTCTACCGCATGAAAAGCAAGTTACCTCTTTCGTCAGCGGCTTTTCGTATTCTTCTACTTCTTTATCTTGAATGAATCTCTGACCGCACCAGTGGCACTGCTTAGTGCTATATGGCATTTCTCCACAAATAGGACATTCTGGAATTATTCCGTAACCATCATTTATGATAGGGAGTTTGATCGGCTCTCGCTTTGAATAGATATTCCAGAGTTCTTTCCTGCGGTTTTCTTCGTCTTGCGCTATTAAAGCTTTGCACTTCTCTTCCTCTTCTTTGTCCCAGTAAATAACACAAGCTTTATCTTCCGGTGAAATGTCTTTGGTGTACGGCTGTGTTGTACAATGATAGCCTGTTTCGCCCTTCCTTTTTCTTGGCTCACATCTCACGCAACCACCGCATTTTTTATCCAACAATTCTTCTGGATAAATGCTTGTGCTGGAACGTCTTTCTCTCTCTGGCATTCCGTCACTGAATTTAATTTCACTCATTATTTGTCCTCCTCCTTCAACATCGGAAACAGCCATCCTGTCTTTTCGTTCAATGCAATCCAATCAAAATTTAGCTCTGATAATTGATACTCTTTATTGCATTTTTCGCAGGTGAATCCTTTCGTTTTACTGTATTGCCCTATAATTCCACCGCATCCACATCTACAGTGTTTATAATCCATTTCCATCCTCACTTACGCTCCAAATCTTCTGACCAATTCTTTATACACCAGTCTCTACCTTTGAATAACTCAATCTATACGCCCTCTGCTCTGTCGGATCCTCACTAACAAGCAATCCGTTGTCTAAGAGCAAATTAAAGTGTTTTCTGGCAGTAGCCATTGAAATGTCTAATCCATCTGCAATATTTCTTGTGGACGGCATGTAGTGGTGTTTGCGGTAATATTTCAAGATAAAGTGATACACCGCTTTATACATCTCCTGCCCCTCTTTGTGTTTACACTCTGTATTATATTTTCCCATCAATAACACCTCACGTAATCGTTAATGCGGAATCTCAAAGATTGTAAATGTATCAAGTGTCATTTCTTTGATCTTCTGTGCAGCTTTATCCAGGTTTTTACTGGCTAAAGAGGTATGTACTCCTGTAATGCCCCGGAATTTTATTTCCCTCTCCAGCGCTTCTACGCCACCATCTCTAACAATTCTGAGCGCCAGGTCAAGGCCATCCTCTCTCCCTCGCTCATACTCCTTCATTTTGTTCATTGGTTTTCTCCTTGTTCAGATTTTTAGCTTTCTTATGCATCTTGTCCAGATAATCCGCATAGGCTGTAAGCATGTGATCCACAAAGCCGTTTTTATTATATTTGTCTGATACAACGTGTATCTGCTCAATTACCTGCTGCCAGTATTCGTCCCTTTCTTCTATTCCGGCAGTTTGAAGGACCAGTGCCGGAAAGTCGATTTGTAAAAACTTTATGGTGTTCGGTATCTGCTCATGCGTCACTCTCATACTTATACACCTTCTTCTACCTCAAAACTCTGTTCAAGAAGTCGCTCATTATCCTTGCTAAACGCCTTTATATAGCTCTGTTTTATCGGTCTGATAAAATGTATGCCATTAGCGGATTTCGCCCGGGAAACAGCTACATAGAACTGTCCTGGATCCCAACAGCAAGGATCAATGTTGATTTTTTCAAATGTCTGTCCCTGTGATTTATGAATACTGATCGCCCAGGCAAGTTTTACCGGGAACTGAGAGAAAGAACCAGCTTTCTTACGGACTATCTTTTCTTTTACGATCTTCTGTCCATCTTTTTCCTGTTCAGTTTCCTCAATAACCTGTTTCTCAATGTCTTTACTGTATCTGTACAAGTTAACTGTTTTACCCTTATCAGTCTTGATAACCAGATAGGATTCTTCAAATTCTCCGTTATCCACAATTTTCTGAATGATGCCAATCGTTCCATTGACGTAGTTTCCAGACAGATCATTGACTGTAATCATCACTTTTGCACCGATGTTAAGAATTAAGTCCTCTCTGGCAAATGCAATGTTCTTAATATCAGCAGACGTTAATTCTCCGTCAACTGCTGCATGAAACACTTTTTCGGTCTTTTTATCCAGTTTTCCGAGAAAAGTATTATTAATCCGATCAGCTTCAGCATTTGTTCCGACCAGAAACGGTGCTTCTGGTATAACCTTGTCTGATTCGTTATTCTCCAGATATGCAATGGATTTTCTAATATTGTTGCCATATTTAATATCATTCAGCACATACTTAAATCCCTCATCATTCTGCCTGCATACTTCATCAAGTTTAATATATTCAAACCCCATTTCTTTCCAGTACTCAGACATGAAAGCATATCCGTGTTCGTACTTTCCACCCTTTCCATAATCAGATCCATACATCCGGCAGAGAATTTTACGGTCATCTGTTGTAATGACTGGTGGAAGCTGGTAGAAATCCCCAATTACGATCAGTTGAACGTCTTCTTTATCCTCTCCGCTCAAAAGTCTATCAACCGCTCTCTCTTCATTTTCTGTAATGATCGTCTTCGCAATCATATTAAACAGGTCGAACCGGCACATGCTGATCTCGTCAATAATAAGAATATCCGCTTCCTTCAACAGTTCAGCTCTGGATTTCACTTTTTTCTTGTAATCCTCAAATTTGATTGAGATATTC